CTTTACGCCACTTTTCTCAGCACTCTTTCCAATAAACCTATCAAGAATCGCCACCTCATCCCTCTTCAGCTGACATATCGCGCCGTGCATACTTACGTCGCTTGCCTTCAGCTGGGACATCATCCTGGGACTCAGCTCCCATCTGCTTGTTAGCGACTACGGGCGTCTCAACAACTTCCTCTTCCACGGCAGCAACCACCTCCTCTTCAGGGGCAGCAATTACCTCCTCTTCAGGGGCGGCACTTATAGGAACCATTTTAACGATGCGACGATCGGATAAATATTGATAATCTGTCGTGTCGTATTCATCATCAGGATTCCTGCGAACGCCTGGGGGATTGTTGTGAGTGATTAAAGTTTTAACACGCGCCATCGGTGTCTCCTTGGTGTCCCGTTAAAATAATTGTCCCGTTTGGTACTGCTTACTCGTGTTCATGCTCATGCGTATGAACAACAGGTTGCGTCACCGTCACTGGGGGTGGAGTTTGACCTCCGCCCTTGGGCAAGGGCGGCACTGCTTTAGGATAAACACCCTCGTACTGGTTCTCAACATTCGGATAATCAGGCCAAGCTGGATATCGGAACGAACCTGAGCCGACAATGGACTGACCCAACACACCACCACGGTGCATTGAGAAGCCAGGGCTTTTGCCACCATCAACCACCAATGAAGAAAACACACGACAGCGATTGTCGATAGCCTCACCGTTGATGTTCGCCTGAGAAACGAAGCTGGCCACTACGTCAGCGGCGGTTACTACACCATCGCCATCAGCAGCTACAACATGATTGAATCCCCAACCCACAGCCTGAAACTCAGGAGGGTTGGTTATAGGCTCAACAGGATCCCACTTGATCCCATGAATGCTAATTACATCACCAGCAAGGAAGTCGCCCTCAAAGCGAACCCAGCCATTGGACAGGTTGAAATTATCGCCATCGAAGTTATCGATGACAACGAGAGGCATCTCACGATAGCCGGACGGTGCTGGAACAGCATCTCCTGCCTCCCAGAAACGGACGAAACCCTTGTTCAGGGCATCTTTCAACTCATGGCTGCGGATGAAATATGTATCATCAAGCACCTTTGGGTTGTCCTTGTTTGGCCACGCATGTGGGGCCAAGGTTGTTACTGCTACTTCAGACATTGCTAAATCTCCTGTGTGGAGGTCAGAGGGCCGAAGCCCCCTTTCCAATTGGCTAGTAGAGAACGCCGGTCACTGTCGCGAGACAAGTAGCGTGGCGCTTCTGCCAGTCGTGTTCCAGCCGCAAACGCAAGATCATAGAATCCTGCTGGAAGGCTGAGAACTGACCGCCACCCGCCAGATCGGGGGGAGTGTCGGGAGCAGTATCGCTCTGGATGGTCGCCTCAGTAGACGCATCAACAGTCGGGGCTTGGCCCTGAGCGAAGATGATCTGGTTGAAGTCGCCCAGGCAGATGATGGACTCATTCGAGCCAGCACCCATATCGGTTGGCACGGTAGTGCTTGAAACGATGGGGTAGCCCAACAGAGTGCCTGCAACGATCTCATCGCGCCATGCGAAGGTGTCGTTAGAGTCACGCTGCATCATGAGATATGTGCGAGTACGCTCGGACAGAATCCAAGCTGCGCCACTCATGGGGATGTTGCTGGAACGCAGTGCGGTGATGCAGAAGCCCAGGTCAGTAGTCACTTCAGCAACAGTCGGGGCAGCACCGCCGGCAGCTACTTTAGTGTGAGTTGCTGGCAGACCCAGAGTGATACCACCTGGCGCTACGCCCGGAGTAGGAACGCCATCGATGTACTGACGGTCTGCAACAATAGCTGCGGACAGGATCAGGTCATCACGAACCAGGCGCTCAATATCAGGGTTGCTGCGACGCAGGAGTTCGCTGGAAACCGGAACCAAACAAGCAAGCTTGTAGGGGAACAGGTTAACGGCGTCGAACTGCATTTGGCTCGCCTTGATGCTGTGTGCTTCACCAACGTAACCGGCAACAGTTCCCTGGGCCAGCGCAGGGATGCGAATCCCCTGTGAATCACCAAAGCTCATTTCACGCATGGGCAGCTTGGTCAGAATCGACTCGGCGCGCAGCATGTCAATGAAGCCAGTAGTAGCTTCGTCAACCAGCTCACCAGCCCACTCAGGAACAGTGGTTACGCCAGCAGGAACAATGGCCTTGTCAAACTGCATCTCGTTCATCATCTGGCCGCGCATAACGTGACCCATGGTCTCGCTCCAACGCATGGAAGCAACATCAGAAGGAGAGATTCCCTGGTGACGAGCAACCGCTTTGGCGATGGCGATACGAGCGAACAAGATACCTTTGTCCAGCTTCTTGATATTGTCAACTTCGCCCTTGATACGGGGGCTGTCGCCAATATCATAGCTTTTGCCGAACTCATCGACTTGGCCAGGAGTAGGAGTAACAACGCCAGCAGCAGGGGCAGCAGGAGCGGCGGGGGTGGGAGTATATGGCTCTGCATTCTTAGCGGCCATTTTCTCCATGTCCTTCAGGCGCTCAATCTGGGCGTCGATAGCTTCGATCTCACCTTTCAGGGCGTCAAAATCATTGGATTCGTCTTCCGTAAACACTCGGCTTTCGGTGACGGACTTTTCGTTTATACCTTCCAAGGCAGCGAACTTCTCTTTACGAAGCTCCAACTGCTCGGCGATTTGCTCTGCAAATGTTTTCATCTCTCGTGTCCTTTTAGGTGAGAGTTAATTGAGCCGCTAAAAATGCGGCAGTTTTTGCGAGGCTACACCGATACGCCGGATCGAAGTCTCATTATCTCAATCTGCCGACGGCGGTACTCAGTCAGGACTAGCGCGTCCAGGTCTTTCTGAGTCACTCCATCGAACATCTCTTGAATTTCTTTCGTGGCAGCACCGTATGAGCGCGCTACGACGATCGCTTCAGGGTTAGCGGGTACTGGCACAATGCTCAGTTCCATCAACTCCTGGCGAATAAATTTGTATCCCAGCCAAATACCATCTTTGTCAAAACGAGGCTCACGCTCAAGCGCGCGGAAACCAACGGACACCGCATTCAGGAAGCCCGTCTTAACCATGGCCCAGATAGAATCTGCCATATCGTGGACGCCCTCACCAACACCTTCGGTCTTGGCCATCAGCTTGCCATCCTCAACACGGATGTCAGTGACTTTACCAATCGGCAGTGCGCGGGAATCGTGTCCAAACAGGAGGACGGGGTTTTTTCTATAGTCGGCAAGTTCCCAGCCATCGACATCAACAATGTCGCCCTGGCGGTCTACTGTGCCTGTGGAGGCAATAAAGGTAGCGGTGCGAACTCCATCATTATCGTCGTCAGATTTCTCGAGACGGTCAATAATCATCTTCGCATGAACAACATCACCTACTGCGACTTCCTCTTCCGTGGCATCTTTTGCGATGGACCACATCTTCGCAGCAACACGATGGCAGGCATCGGTGCTTTCAAACTCTTTCGCAGAGACCATGTCGGGAACTATACGCGCGAGGAAACCGTCACGGGTTTCGTCTGCAAGAGGGATAATTCGTTTCATATCTGCGTTCCAGCAGTGGGTTTAGCCGAGTCTGACAAATAACCAGAGGTTATGCAACTTTTCGTAGAACCCTTTATGAAGTTATATCTCTTATATACTTGCAATGCATTACAGAATATGTATAATGTACTTTCAATTCAGCGCCTTGGGAGGGGCAAACATTATGGCATTTAGCAAACTTTTAAGTCTTCACTACCTGGCCGGAAGCGTTATTACCGACAACGAGCGAAAAGCGCGCTGGAAGCGGAATGAAGATGCCGCGCAGGCTAAGTTTGACAAGGCCTACAGAGAGGCGACCCCTCAGGAGCGCGCGCAGTATCATGCGGATGTCGAGGCAGAAAAAGTTGCTGAAACAAAAGCTGGAGTTGAATTGACGCTGATGCTTTTGATTACTGGGTTCTTCTGGGCTGTCACTGGCGGATTCTGGATGGGGTTTAGCTGCTATCTTATCTTTTTGTTCGCGTGGTCTGTGCTGCCAGGAATTGCTGAGTGGGCTTGTGGCGGAATAACCGGCGAAGTGAAGTATCGAATCTATAAGCGGAAAGAGAACAAAGCTGCCGCCGAACGATTGGTCGTAATCAAAGCCGCGCTCAAAGAGAGGAGGGCTAAAGCGTAATAAAACCGTCAGGCCTACTGGGCCGAGAATATACCGATGAGGTGTCTTCCTGGTTCTCCATTCCCAGGGTCACCCCCATCACCGACTGGTGTAAAGCGATGAGCGGATCGATCCTTTGGGTCGATTTCGACTTGTCGATTTTGGTGTTGCCTGACGGGTCATGCACCGCAATGGCATTCGATGCCGCCATGTTTAGCAGCGGGTGATTCCCTGTTCTAAGCTTTTCATCCAGCAAAATGGTAGTAAGGTTTTCCAGTGACGGCGACTGATCCTTGAAGCCCTGCCCGAATTCCACCCAGTTGGCGTCCTGCCAAGCACCTTCGTCGGCACAAACCCTCTGG